CGCACCGAGGATCCTAGGCTTATTGATCTTCGCGCATATAGGAAAGTCTACACACTTGTCTGTGTGAGGCCCATCCACCTATTTGACCAACATGGGGTTGAGGTACTCCAAAGCAGTCAAAGACAAATATGGAGATCGAGAAATTGAAGGCAGAGCCACCATGACACTCAATTTGCCACAAGGTCTCTATGGTAGGTTCAACTGCAAGCGTTGTTGGTTTGCAACAAAAGGATTGATAGCCTGTAGTGACCACTATCTTTGTCTAAACTGCCTGACTATAATGTTGAGTGATGGCAACTTTTGCGAAGTATGCGGAAAAACACTTCCAAAAAAGATAGTCTTTGAAGAGAGTCCATCTGCTCCACCCTACGATGGCTAAAGGGAGGCCCTCGGCGCACCCCCCAAAGGGGGGTGCGCCGGGGGCCCCCCCGGCCTGGGGCCGGGATGCGTTCACTCGATTTCCTGAACTGCTGGAATCACTGGTATCAACCTCTTGCAATTAACACCCTTCAACCTGAATTCACCTTTTTCATCCCCAATCATGATAGTATCCAGACTCTTGCTATACACAAGCTGGAATGAACCAAAACTCACCCAGTCAGCTTCTTCCTTGAGTATGTCTTTAAAGTGGTTGAAATATACTTCTGCAATGTCTTTAAGGTCTGATGACAGAAGGCTGATCAACGCTGTTCCCTTTTTTACTGACTTTAAATAATAAAACAAGGACCTTAAAAATTTCCTGATAAGTTCATCATCTGTCAACAGTTCTAGAGCCATAAACAAAGATTTTGCTGTGACATTCACATCAAGTCTTGAAACTACTTTGTCACCCTCCATAATGATTCCCTTATCAATGTGGAGGGGGTTCATACCCACTTGTGGTCCCTGTATTTTGTAGGAAAATTTGTTTTTTAATTCTTTTATATGGGAACTAAAATCAAGTTTAACATTTCCCAGGTGCTTTGAAACACCTTTTAACATGTCATCTTGCCTAATGGCAACTTCATCCAAGCACAGTGTTTCGGTACCCGAGATAATGGGCGTTAATGGTATTAAGGCAGCACCATCCAGAGATATATGATCTCCTCCAGATTGTGAAACATAGCACTCAACCTCTTGGACAATTAAGCAAATCTGATCATCTTCATTTAAGGTGAGCTGCTCTATATCCAATATGACCTTAGCTATTATTGTATAAACAGTTGATCTTTCATACTTGTACTTAAGACTTCGTCTAAGATGAGTAAAAGTCAACCCAATGCTCAACACTAATTGGCTTTCCAGAGTTGACTTCAGTAGTTCTTCAAGATTATTGTAGTCTTTTCTATTCTCCCAGTCCACTTTTGTTAAGAATGTTGAGAAATTCAAAAATACATCAGATAATTTAATGGTTGAATGTACGAACCCAACATCAAGATCATCTAAATTCATAGCTCGCGATAAGTTCAATTTCTTACAATCCATTATAAATTGTGTTAACTGTCCCAGAGGGTGTTCACAATCATTTGGCAATAACTCAACTTCCCCATACCAAAAGTATTTTTTAAATTGGCTGCTTGTTAGAAGAACAGGTGTAATCATTGAATCAAATAGGATCTGCAATAGAAAATTATGGCATATTTGTTCATTCGTCACTCTAAAGCCTCCGGCAAGTTCTTGAGACTCTCTAGTGTGAGACATAGACTGCTCATTCTGTTTCACTATGTATAATTCTTCCCTTTTCCTCTTGATCATGTGGCTTATAATACCCAAGCTTTCACTGACCATATCTATTGCCACACAGATATCTAAGAACTTGACCTTTTGCACCCAAGACAACTTTAGTGTATTTAAATCTGTCAAATAAGGTGCTAAATGTTCCTCGAAGATGTCGGGGTAGTTCCTCTTTATTGAATATAGTACATGATTCATACCAATTTTGTCCTCAAGTTCAGTATGTGATGCAGGCTTTACTGGCCAGAAGAAGTTGGGATTATCCAATTTGTAAACCACATCAGGAATCTTAGGTTTAGAAAATACCCAGTTTCCTAATTCACATGCATTGGTCAAGACAAGGGCAAAATAGTCCCAAAACAAAGGCCTTGAAAAATCACTCACAGCTTTAAGGGATTCCTTACAATATATTCCACTAGACACTTTGCAAACATCACAATTCTTATGATACTGAATTTTACTCAAAATATCCTTAATGTACATGAAACCACCCTTACCATCTCGGACACATTTAGATCCCATACTCTTGCAAATTCCGACGAACCCTGCTGCAATGCAGCTCTGAAAAGCAGATTTATTCACAGCATCTGTTATGATCTTCCTTGCCCCTCTTACAAAGTTCTTCGATAATTTTGATTGAACAGACTTAATTAAGCTGGGCACTTCTTCTCTCTGTATAACCCTATTAGAGCCCATTAACTTTGTCCTCAAGACCATTCTCAAATCTCCATGTGCCCTTAAATTCAGCCATCTAATGTCAAGCAGCCTTGAGATATTCTGCTCCGGCACCCCAAGGATCCCTGCAAGCAGTGTGAAACACTCATCAGGATCTGATTGCATAGATGATATTAAATACTCCTCCTGAACCTGACCATTTCTGATCAAATAAAACAACCTTGCAGCCATATCTCTGACATACTCAGGTATCTCATCATCATTGTATACATTTTCCACAGATCTTTGGAGCCTATACCCCCTTGACCCATCAACCCAATCTTTCACATCCATGTCATTCAGGCACAGGAATGGATTACTTGGGTGACCTGAGTACTTAATTATGTTATTTGTTCTCTTTGAAATTGCTCCAACAACTTCAACTGAAACACCATTGGCAACACACTGATCTTGTATGGTGTCAATTGTCTCACATAACTGATTAGGTGCCTTTGCTTTCACATTATGCAAAGCAGCTGCTGTGAACTTTGTCAAAAGAGGCACTTCCTGTGACCAAATATAAAACCTTGATTTGAATTCACATGCAAATGTACCAGCAACAGTCTTTGGACTAATGAACTTATTGAGAGTTGCTGACAAGTAGTTGTGAAATTCTAAAAACTCCAATGACTTGTCAATGTCTAAGGATTCATCCTGGTTCTTTAAATCATTAGTAACACCTAGCAGAATCTCATCATCACTAGAGGTGAATGCCATACTAAGAACACCAACACACGTCTGAAGTGCATAAGATATAAATTGTTCTGTTATCAATCCATAGAAATCAGAGACATTATGCAGAATCCCTTGTCCCATGTCTAATACAGAAGATATATGAGACGGGATCACTTCATCTGCGAAAAACTTGTCCATGAAATCTTCAGTTTTACTAGTCCTATTATCCATTAGCCCACATAGCCGTTTCAAATAACCTTTTGTATAAGCATGTACCACATTAAAGGGAACCTCAACCACTTTATGTATATGCCAACTAAGGAGATTCAAAATAGGTTCTTTGTCTATTTGGGATCCATCTGGAAGGGAAAACTGCAACGCCTTAAACAACTGTGAAAAGATAACTGGACTCATGTGTGGCCCCCATTTTGAATGGTCCATTGAAACAGTAAAACCAGACCTTCTAACAACAGACTTCATATCTAAGAGAGCCCTCTCAAACTCAGCTTCATTATTCAGACATGTGTACTTCATCTTCTCCATTAGGCATTCAAAATAATCCTCAATCAATCTTGTCATTAATTTGGTGTTTAAATCCCCCACATATAATTCCCTATTTCCACCAACTTGTTCCTTATAAGACAATCCAAACTTCAACCTTCCCAGATCTGAAGAAACACTATCAAATGCAGTTGGTGATTCTTCAGAGTAGAAACAAAGATTTCTAAGAGATGAATTAGTGAAAAAGCTCTTGTCCAACCTCTTTAAAATTGACTCAGAGTTGCTCTCTCTACAACTAATTCTAGCATCCTCTCTGATTCTTGTAGCAGATTGCTTAAAACCTAGTCTACACATGTTTTTATGATCATACCTACCCACCTTATTGTCAAACCCAGTAGAAACCAGGATGTATTTAAAACATTCAAAGTAATCCTCCTCTTCATAATATTTCCTACATAGGTTCTTCATTAAATATTCAAGTGGGCATGGATTCAATATCCTATCAGTGAAATATTGATTCCTAGAATTGCTATTAAAAACCAGTTCAACCAACTCCTTATATGTTTCATGATGAAACAAGGTATAATCAAAGTCCTTAACCTCATGTTTGGATGTCTCCGATTCAATAACACAGAGTATTTCTTTTGCCCACAATGACTTTAGAGGATTCTTATCATCTGGTCCAGTTCCAATTCTAGGTTCCACATTGGCTGCTTTGCTTAAGCATTCATTGACCTCCATTTCTATTTTCTCAATCATTTCTAACTGTTCATCAGTTATCTCGTCCAAAAACTCATCCTGAGACATCTCAAGTTTATTTTCTTTTGGTGTTTTGTCACTCACAAGAGAAAGGAACCTTTTGTATATTTTATATTTTAAAGTGTGTGGATCCAACTTGTACCTCAATTTATTTTTGAATCCCTCAGACAAATCAACAATCACTGATGAAACTACTGCTGCATAATCGTATGTACTAAGTGGGTTGCCCAACTCATCCAGTTTTGGCACCACAACACTCTTATTGCTACTCATATCCAATGCAGTACTTGTAAATGAAGGAGACTGTGGATCCCTTTTCAACTTGCCATTCACATCCAGTTCTCCTAAATTGAACAATGAACAACAAAGACTCATAACAGTAGGGTTAACTCCTGGTTTACTAATTTGATCTGATGTATTCAATTGCTTACTTAGGAGTCTATCTATGTCTAAAAGAATTTTGGACTCCTCTTCTTCTGTCATATTACCATTTAAACTAGAGTTTACAATGACTGATCCAAAATCTATTTTTGGCTCCATGAACTTTTCAAAACATTTAATTTGATCAGTCAATCTATCTGGAGTCTCTTTTGTGATCAGATGGCACAAGTAAGACACATTCAACAAAAACTTAAATGTTTTAGACATATTTGGTTGATTTGACATATTTAACAGTGCAACTACTAAATCATCAGCTAATGTCATTGTTGCCCACTCTGACCTACTTTTGACTTCAACCTCTAGTTTGGCCAATAACTGAACATGATGAATTTCATTGACATATGCCATTAAAAAGTATCTCAATCCTTGCAGATAAAGTTGCACCCTTTTGGACGGACATGCTAAAACTGATAAGATCAACCTTCTTAGCATAGATGATATCAGGTTCAAGTCATCACCCTTGATGAAGTCCAACCATGACAACATCTCTTGAGTCATTGACAACAAAACCTGTTGTGACATTATAGGCAAAAAGAATCTCTTAGGGTCACAATAAAATGAGACTATATGGCCAACCTTGCCACTGTTTGAGCATAATGAATAACATCTGTTCCTTTCTCCTGTCTTCTGATAAAGTAATGAAACACCATATGCATGGTGTAAACTTTGAAAAAAACATTCTTCACATTTAACAGTGCCGTAGTAATCATTTGGTTGATTTATATGAAATCTGGAAGTCCCTGATGTCTTCATCGAATTAACCAAACCTAGACTAAGTGTGGACAAGGAATCAAGATACTGTTTAAATGTTGATTCTTTCATCTCCAGCCATTCAATAACTTCAGGATCAGTCTTTTCATGAACCTCTTCTTCTGAAACTGTGTACTGTATTTCCAGTCTTCTTTCAAATGTAGTTGAGTACAATTCTAAATAATTTGACCATAAGTCCAAATCAAGCTCAACTAAATGAGGCCTTACAAACACCTTAAAATCTTCCTGAATGTACCCAGGAAGCAAATTTAATTTTAACATCACTTTGGACAACCACTGAGGGTTTCTTGTGCACTTCTTATTATAAAGATCAATGATAAGTGACGGGGACACCAGCCTATCATTAACAGATTGAAGACAACCACCCACCATTAAATCAAACACAATTTCTCCGTAGGTTCTCAGTAAACTCAGAAATGCATTAAACATGACCACATCCAGTGATAATAATGTGTTTCTCCTAGTATTTAGAATCTTTTGCCCTTTTATCTTATTACATGTAGAGAGTATAAGACCATATTCTCTCCTTATCATACCAATTCTAGGAGCTTCTTTCTCATCTGTAGTCTGTCTCTTCAGCAAGCCAAGGACCTTGATTAGGTGATTTGAACATAAGTGGCAGTCCCCTTTACTATCAAATTTCGAAACCCTTGACACCTTTAAAAGAGAATGCTCTTTTAACTTATTCAACAGAAAGTCTTGGTTAGTTTGAGTGTAGGCCCTTTCCACAGTGCCTGACTCTAATCTAAGCCTAAATTCATTAAATATCTCAATTAGCTTCAGTCTGCATTCTCCAAGGCTCATGTTTGGTCTAATGTTCTTTGTGAAAAGAGCTTGAAGTTTTTTCTTGTACGTCAGGCCAGTTTGCTTCAATTGGCTAATGGACTCTAATCCAAGATTCTGGTTTTCCATAGTAGACAGACTATGAATCAGTCTGCTGTATTCTGTTTCCTCAATATCCTCACCCTCATCTTTAAGACTATCCATGACTTTTAGTAACAACCACCTCAATCTCTCAATCACCCAATCCGGTATTGCCTCAACATAATAGTTACTCCTCCCATCAATAACAGGAACCAATGTTATGCCATATGATGTTAAATCTTTGGCAAGACTCATTAACTTTTCAAAATCTGCTGCATATTTTTTCTCAAAAGCAGATTGATTGGACCTCACGAAAACCTCGAGGAGTATAAGGACATCCCCACATAGATAATAACCATCAGGTGTGCATTCCGGGAGGGTTGGACCAACCAACTTATGATCTTTGAGTATCATGTTGACTGTTTTATTCCTATTCGGAATGCATTTGTGCTTTAGACAAGAGTCAACTTCCACTATGAGTGACAGTAATTTGAGACCTTCTATAACAACAGCCCTGGTGTGAACCTGGGATAAGGTCAAAGATTTTTGTTCTATATAATGTTCTTCATCTGGGACCCATTTTCTTATGAGATCCTTTAGTTCTGAAATTATTTCCGTCATGATCTAGGAAGCCTAGGATCCTCGGTGCG